GACGATGCAAAACGTCTTTACACTCCTAACTCTCTTGACTCCACAACAGTCAGTATTCTCTACAACATAGATGGTGTCCAGCACACCGTAAAAGGAGCAAAAGGGACTTTTTCGATCAACTGTTCTGTTGGTGAAATTCCTACTTTTGACTTTACTTTTACTGGAGTGTATATAGCTCCTGCTGACGCAACTGCATTAACTCCTGCTTATCAGAAGCAGGCAACTCCATTGCTCTTCAATAACACCAATACTGGTACATTCAAGATCTTTGGTGAGACAGGACTTCAGATGAGCAGCTTCTCATTGGATCTTGGTAATGAAGTTATTTACCGTGAGTTGGTTGGTGGCAGCCCTGAAGTAATGATCACAAATAGAAATGTTAGTGGATCAGTAACTGTTGAGGCTGTGAACTTGGCTAGTGGTGGTAGTCAGCAATGGAACCCATTTGCTGCTGCACTTGCAGATGGAACTTTGGGTGAGATTAGTTTCACTCATGGAACTGCTGCACTTAACAAGGTCACAATCCAATCAGGTCTTGTAACCAGTCAGACAACTAAGAACCGTGTTGATTTAGGTTCTATTGGTTACTCCGAAGAAGATGGAATTGCGATGTGGGATTGCCCTTACACAATGATTCCTTCTACAAGTGGTAATGATGAGCTTTCAATCATCTTTGAATAGTTAAATCTTCACTTTGTAGTACTGGGGGGTTTATACCCCCCTTTTTTTGAGCTATGGTATTTGGGAATATCATTATTTTTTATGGCATTTATCCGTAGAAAGTCAAAAGCCTATCCTTGGCCTGTTGAAATCAAACGTCCTTCTGAAACGAATCCTGGGGAATTTGATACAGATAAATTTACTGTTCAGTTCAAAAGATTATCGAGAAAAGAATTAAACGATTTCGACAAAATAGGTGAAGAAAAGGCTTTGGAAAAGATTATTTTAGGATGGAGTGAGATAACAGAAGAGGATGGAACTGATGTCCCTTTCACCAAAGCAAATTTAAAAGAGTTTTCTGAGGATGTTGATTTTGTTCAAGGTGTTATAGAAGGTTTTCAAAAATTTTATTCAGCAGGTAAGGAGGGAAACTAACAGAAGCCGCTATTTACTGGGCTTCTGGCGGCAAAGAAGTAGTGGACATGACTCAAGACGATGCAAAAGCGTTTGGTATTGAGCTTCCTAAAAGTCCAGAAGTAAAAGATGAATTTGAGGTATGGGATTGTAATTGGGAAACGGTGTTAGTCTTTATAAAGATGCAGACACAATGGCAAGTTTCTATGTCTGGTTATGTTGGTCTGAAATACGAGGTATTATTAATGGCTGGAGGACTGTTTGACCTCTACAATATAGAAGATCGTTTTGACGTATTAGAAGGACTTCAACTTATGGAAGTAGCTGCGTTGAAAGAATTGAATAAGGAGTCTAAATAAATGGCTGCTCAAACTGTCCAAGATCTTGTCGTAAAGTTTAAGAAAGAAGGTTTTGAAGATTTAGATCAGATAACTAAAGGACTAAAGCAGATTGCGACATTTGCAGGAAAAACTGATAATCAAATTTTAAAGTTAAGAAAAGAAATAAATAATTTTGCTGATAGTAATAGACGTAGTACTGATTCTATTAGAGGTCAAGTATTTGCTTTAAATAAGCTAAAACAATCTGCAACGATTGGAAGCAAGGCTTATAGGACATTAACTGGAGATATTACAAATTTAAACACACAATTACTGACGTTAAATAATATAGAAAAGACAGCTCAAGCTGCTGCTGCTAGAAGTGCTGGTCTGCCTGAAAGAATTGGTTATAGAAGGGCTGATGATGCTCGTTTAGCTGGTACTCCAAAAAGTATTGCTCAGTTATTAAATCTTCCTAGAAATACTTTAACTGAAAGTAAATATACAGAGCAGGTTTCTCATTTGACTGAGAAGTTGAGTGGTTTAAGTGTTAATAGTGAAGATTATTCAAAAATTTTAAAAGTTTTAATTGATAAAACTCGTACATATAACCAAGCGTTAGCAGCTACGACTGCAAAAACTCGTACCAGTGAAGTAAAGAGAAGGATAGGTCAGGCTGGAGGAATAATGGCCTCTTCTGGGCCTTATTCGATTGGTACTTCGGCTATTGGCTACAACCCATATACGGCTACTGGAAGACCGTCTGTAGAAGGATTGCCAATACAAGGGCCATTTCAGATGGGGCCAGATCGACAGGCTTTCATGGAGCTTCCCTGGATTGCGAAGGAGTTATCTGCGTTATTAAATTTAAAGAATTATCGGAATGCAAGAAAAGAACCTTTAGTACCTCCTTTTGGCATGTTCCCTGGAGGAGATGTCACTACTCAGACAGTTAAAAGGAAAGATAGCTTATTCCCTGAGACTTTTGTTAAGTCTGCTAGAGGATTTAGAAATCAAATCTCCTCAATGGAGGATGTTTTAGAAGATTTAGAACTAGGAACAAAAGATCATATTACTGTCACCAAAGCCTTAAAAAGAGTTCGTCAAGAAGAAGCAGATTTAATAAAAAGAACTGAAGATGCGATAGCAGGCAAGACAAGACTTCAAGGGCCAAGAGGTAGTAGAGCAGCTAGAGGTTTAAGCCAAACTGCTGACGGAACTTTCATTGGACTCCCAGGGCCAAGTACTGCAACTGGTTTTGGCTCATTTAAAGCTCCAGAAGTAAAAAAAGTTGCAAAATCTGTTCAGGAATTGACTGATGAACTTTTAGAAAATACAAAAGCGAGTAAGGGTAGTATTAATTCATTAACGAAACAAAGAAATAGGCTAGAAGAGTTAAGAGGCAATTTAGATCCTACAAGTAAAACTTTTGCGAGACTGACAAATGAGATAAGAAAAACAGATGCTGCTTTGATGAGGCTTAGTGGTAATAAATTTAGTGGTGAAAATTTAAGAAGAACAGGTCAAGCAATCTTAGGTGCTGGATTTGTTGGTGGGCCTGCGGGATTCTTAGGGGCTGGAATAGGGGCTGGAATAGAAGCTTTAAGGCCAGGTGGTGATATGGCTGGTGGTGCTATCACTGGTGGTCTTGTTGCTAGTCAAGTAGCTCGACCCATCACCGAATTTATTGGTGGGTCTACTACTTATGCGGCTGATTACAAAAAAGCAGAGAAAACTTTAAAATTAATAACTAAAGATGCTGGTTCTTATGGAGTTGCTATGGAGGCTGTCAAGACAGCCGTAGAAGAGTTCAATGTTCCGCAAGAAGTAGCAATAAAAGGAATGACAAGATTAAGTGCTGCTGTATTAGGTTCGGGGGGTAATATTAATAACGCAGCAGAAGCATTTTTAAATACAACTGCTGCAATTAAGGGTACTGCTGGTAGTGCAGATGATGTTAGATCTGCGATAACAGCGATGGTTCAAATATATTCAAAAGGGAAGGTAAGTGCAGAAGAATTGAGTGGACAATTGGGTGAGAGATTCCCTGCGGCAGTTACGAGGTTTGCTGAAGCAAATAATATTTCTACTCAAGAATTACAGAAAAATTTGAAAGATGGAACAGTAGGATTAGACATGTTAAGTAAGTTTGTAGCAAGTCTAGGTGAAGAATATGCTCCGTTAGCTAGGAAGATTGCAAAGTCAAATGAAGAGGCAGGAGCAAGATCAAGAGTTGCGATGAATAAGTTAAGAATTGCGGTAGGAGAAACATTAATTCCTGTGGGTAAAGAGTTTCAGGAAATTGGAGCAAATTTAGCTCTTGATTTAATTCCTGCCTTAACGAAACTTGCACAAATTGGAGGTGCTACCTTCTCAGCTTTGGCTGTAGTAATATCAAGTGTTGTTGATAATTTTGCTTTATTAGCTCCAGCAATTGTAGGCGCAACGGTAGCTTTGGTTGCCTATAACATTCAACAACAGATAACTAATAGGACTGGAATAGCAAAAATATTGATACAGGCTTGGGCAGCAATGACTAAACTTGTTGCAGCTATTAAGGCTGGGACGGTTGCTCAAATCGCTCTTAATGCTGTTACCGCAATAAATCCTTATGTTGCTCTTGCTGGTGTTATTTCTTCGGTTGCAACTGCTATTTGGGGCGTTAAGGCTGCTAGTGATGCTTTAAAAGGTGAAAAGACATTGTTAGGGGATATAAGTGGAATGACCCTAAAAGAAACAAAGGAAACGCTTAAAGAAGCCGAAGATGCTGTTAAGGCTTTCCAAGCAACAATTAATAATCCTGAAACGACAGAGGCTGTTAGGAAATACGCAAGTAGTGCTTTAGATGCGTTAGAAAAACAAATAGCAGAACTTCAAAAACAAATTACAAAGTTAGGAGGAAAATTTGAATATCCAGGTCAAGGAAAAGGAGAAGGAGGTGATAAAGGGCCATTAGCGAAATTTAGAGATCAAATTACGGATACTACTGACATGATGGAGAATTTAATAGTTGGAACTTTCAAAAAAATGGAAGATGCCATAACTAATTTTGTAATGACAGGTAAGTTAAATTTTAAAGAATTTGCTCGTTCTGTTATTGCAGATATAACAAGGATTGCTGTTAGACAAGCCATCATTGCTCCTATTGTTGGAACTTTATTTCCAAAAGAAGCAAAAGGAGGTGTTTATTCAAATGGAATTAGGCAATTCAAGAAGGGAGGCATAGTTGATGCCCCTACCTACTTCCCATTTGCCAAGGGAGTTGGCCTGATGGGAGAAGCTGGCCCAGAAGCCATAATGCCTTTGAAGCGTGGTAAGGGAGGAAGGCTTGGTGTTGAATCTTCTGGCGGCGGTGCTACTACTGTGAATGTGTCAGTTGATGCGAAAGGTACTAAAGTCGAAGGCGATGGTAAGCAGATGGCTCAATTAGGTAGGATGCTTGGTTCTGCTATTGAGGCAGAATTAGTAAAACAAAAACGACCAGGAGGACTTTTAGCGTAATTAATTATGGCTATTTTTGACGGAACTACTCTTCAATGCGTTGCAGAACCAAGTTATGCAGCCAGCGTTAGTGAAACTCCAGATCTTCGTATTACTTCCTTTGGCGATGGTTATCAACAAAGAAATACGATGGGTATGAATACAAGACGAAAGAACTGGAGCCTTACCTTTAGTAATAGAACTAATGCAGATCGAGATAAAATAGTTGGTTTTTTACAAGCAAGAAATGGTAAAGAGAGTTTTGATTGGATTGATCCAACAACGACTAATTACAAGAAATATGTTTGTGAAAGTTGGACCGTTGACATGACATCGTTTAATAACAATACAATTTCAATGGAATTTAAACAGGTATTTGAATCTAGCTAATGCCAATACCAGTAAGTCATCTCCAAAGTGCTAATCCAACTGCAATTATTGAGTTGTTTGAGTTGGAGTTAAATACAACTTTGCATGGAAATTTGAGGACGGCTGGTTGGCCTCCTTGGGGATACAATCAAGATATAAGGTATGGCAAGGAGGTAAGAAGCTCATCTACTCATGCAAAAGGTCTTGTATTTAGAGTTACTGTGCCTGGAACGACAGGTGGGACAGAACCTACATGGCCTGCTGACGTTGGTGGAACAGTTACAGATGGAACAGTGACATGGAAGGCTGTTCATCCAACTTATTATTTTCATAATGGTGCTTCTAGCAACACGATCAACAATAATTTTGTAGATATAAAATTTGGAGGTCAAGTTTATCAACAGCTACCTATTAAAGCTGAAGGTTTTGAATATAAAGGAGGAAAAGGTTCTCTTCCAAGACCGACAATGATAGTAAGTAATTTGTTTAATACAATTACTGCAATTTTAAATGAAGTGAATATTACTACCACAGGTAATGATTTAGCAGGAGCAAAATTAACAAGAGTAAGAACTCTTGAACGATTTATTGATGCTGAAAGTTTTGGTACTGATAATTTCCTTGCAGCAGAAGATGAAGATGGACTTGCGATGGAAAATGAAGATACTTTCAACCCTGAAGAACTTGGTAATCCATATCAAACTCCAGATGCAACTCAAAAATTTCCTGATGAAGTTTATTTTGTTGACCGAAAAATTAATGAAAACAAAGATGTAGTTGAATTTGAATTATGTAGTGCGCTTGATCTTGCTGGGGTGCGTCTTCCTAAAAGACAATGCCTTCCTCAAGATTTTCCAGGGATAGGAACATTTCATACATGAGTTGGAAAAATGATGCCTTATTAGCAGCAAAGGAAGCTGATCCCAATGAAGCTTGTGGCTTATTAGTTGTACTAAAGGGGAAAGAATATTATTGGGCTTGTAAAAACATTGCTGAAAGTCGATACGATCAATTTATCCTTGACCCAACAGACTATTCAGCCGCAGAAGACGCTGGGGAGATATTGGCTGTTGTCCACTCTCATCCCATTACTCCACCGACCCCCAGCCAAGCAGACATGGTTTCATGTGAATCTAGTGGTTTGCCTTGGCATATCGTTAATCCAAGAACAGAGCAATGGTATTACTTTGAACCGTCTGGATATGAAGCACCCCTTGAAGGCAGAACATGGGTTTGGGGAGTTGCTGATTGTTGGACGTTAGTTAGAGATTTTCATTTAAGAAAAGGTACAAAATTAAGAGATTGGGAAAGACCTGTTAATCCTGAAGACTTTAGGCTTAATCCTATGTTTGATGATTGTTGGAAAGAGACAGGTTTTAGAGAACTGGCTCCAGAAGAAGAGTTACAGGAAGGTGATTGTTTGTTAATGAATATTCGAGGTAAAGGGTTAAATCATATCGCAGTGTTTTTAGAAGGGAATGATATTTTGCATCATTTACAAGGAAGATTGTCGAGTCGTGACCAATTGGACGAATGGCTATTAAAGTGTATTGGTAGGAGGATAACTTTACGTCATGCTTAGGAAAGTCAAACTTTATGGGAAACTTGCAAAGTTTGTTGGTAAAAGGGTCTTAGAAGCAGATGTAAGAAATCCTGCTGAAGCAGTTCAATTCTTGATCGCTAATTGGCCTCAATTAGAAGGACACATGGCTAAACAATATTACAAAGTAGAGGCTGGAAACAGTGCTTTAGCTTTAAATGAAATTACTTATCCTATCGGCTCAGAAGATATAAGCATTACCCCTGTTATTGCTGGTGCTGGAAATACAGGAAGAATTATTTTAGGGATTGCGTTGATTGCAACGGCAGTTGTTTTTGCTCCTGCTGCGACTCCTGGTTTGAGTGTCTTAACGGCAGGAACTTTCAGCAGTACTGCTGCTTTTGTTGGAAAAATAGGTATCTTTTTGGCATTGTCTGGAGTCGCTGGCCTTTTGGCTCCTGTTCCTGAAACACCAAAGTCTGAAGAAGATCCACAAAATTCATTTAGTTTTAGTGGTATTCAACAAGTAGCAAGAGCAGGAACGGCTGTACCTGTCTGTTACGGTGAGGTTTTAACAGGATCTGTTGTTATCTCAGCCGAAATTGATGTCTCTGAGCAAGTAACATGACAAAGATTATTGGTTCTGGTGGGGGTGGTAAAGGCGGCGGTGGGGGTGGTCGTACTCCTACTACTGATGCAGATACTCTTGATAGTAAAAGTTATGCAAATGTCTTAGATTTAATTTCTGAAGGAGAAATAGAAGGATTAAAAGATGGATTGAAATCTGTTTATTTAAACAATACTCCTATTCAAAACAGTGATGGTAGTTATAACTTTTCAGATGTTTCTTACCAATTTAGAGAAGGCACATCAAATCAAACTAAAATAAACGGATTTGACAAGGCAGCAACAACTGTTCCTGTTAATAGACGGATAACAAAAGATAACCCTAACAATGGAGAGACAGAAACAGTTGCAACTTCTGACTCTATTGATGCAGTAAGAGTTATTTTACGATTCCCAGCATTACAAAATATTGAAGACGATGGAGATATTACAGGAACTTCTGTTCAATATAAGATCCAAATGTCAGTTGACGGAGGAGCTTTTACTGACAAAATCACAGAAACACTTTCAGGTAGAACAGGTGATTTGTATAAAAGAGATTATGACATCACATTACCTTCTAATTTCAGTACAGAAGTAAAAATCAGGGTTATTCGTTTAACAGATAATTCTGCTGATGCTGCAAGACTACAAAATGAGACATGGTGGGATTCTTATGTTCAACTTACTTATACAAACAATACTTATCCTAATTCCGCTATAGCTGGCCTTCGTATAGATGCTCAACAATTTCCTTCTATACCTCAACGAGCCTATTTAATTAGAGGAACAAAAGTAAGAATCCCAAGTAATGCAACTGTTGATAGTGATACTGGAGCGTTGATTTATTCAGGTACTTGGAATGGTACTTTTCAAGCTGCTACTTGGTGCGCTGATCCTGCTTGGTGTTTATGGGATCTTTTGACTTCTACTAGGTACGGTCTAGGAGATCATATTCTTACTGCGGCTGAAAAAACAAGTTTCAACGGAAATGCAGAACGATTAAATAAGTTTGATTTTTATTCTGCTTCCCAGTATTGCTCTGCCAATAATACTAGACCTAATAATCCAAATAATGATTATGGCCCGAATGGTAAGCATGGAATAGCGGATGGTTTTGGTGGCTATGAACCAAGATTTTCTTGTAATGTTTATCTTCAAGGCAGGGCAGAGGCTTTTAAATTAATAAATTCAATGTCTGCTGTCTTTAGGGCTATGCCTTATTGGTCTGTAGGTAGCGTTGCTCTCTCTCAAGATAAGCCTCAATCAAGTAGTTATTTATTTACTCTGGCAAATATTACTTCTGATGGTTTTAATTACTCAGGAAGTAGTCAAAGGTCAAGAGCAACAGTTGTTGTCGTTAAATATTTTGATAAGACTCTTAGAACTTTTGCTTATGAAGAAGTTGAAGATGATGCCAGCATGTTTAATGGAATATCAAAATATGGCGCAATTACTAAGAATGTCGAGGCTTTTGCTTGTACGAGTAGAGGTCAGGCAAAGCGTGTAGGTCGTTGGCTTATTTATAGTGAAGCTCAAGAAACAGAAGTTATTAGTTTTACTTGTAGCTTGGAAGCAGGTGTTTTAGTTCGTCCAGGGCAGATTATTGATGTAGCAGACCCATTAAAAGCTGGTCTTAGGAGAGGTGGTCGAATTGCTTCTGCTACTACTGGACAAATAATTGTTGATGGTACTGCTGGGGTTGATACTGATTTACCTCAAGGTTCTGTTGGATATACAAGAACGCTTCATGTTTTACTTCCTGATGGAACGGTTGAATCAAGAACTGTTAGTAATATCAGTGGCAATGTTATTACTCCTAATACTGTTTTCAGCACAGCACCAAATCCTAATAGTGTTTGGGTATTAGAAACATCTGGAGGTACTTCTGCTGAGAACTTGCAATCAACTCAATGGAGAGTGGTTGCAGTAGAGGAAGTTGACGAGCTTGAATATAGTGTCTCAGCACTTGCTTATAACGCTTCTAAATATGCAAATGTTGAGACAGGGTTTTCTCTTACTCAAAGAGACTTTAGTAATCTAAATGAGATTCCTGCTCCTCCTACTGGTTTAAATATTGTTGAGCAACTTTATAAACAAGCTGATCAAGTTAAATCAAAACTTGTTATTTCTTGGGAAGGTGTTTTAGGAGTTAGCAAGTATGAAGTCAGATGGAGAAAAGATAATTCTGATTGGCATGTTTATACAAAAGTTGGAACAAATGATGAAATTGCAGATGTAACTGCTGGTAGTTTTGAAATTAGAATTTACAGCCTTAACGCAACAGGTGTTCCATCTACACTTCCTTTAAGTAATACAACAATTGCAACAGGTAAAGATAGAAGTCCTAGTACTGTTACTAATTTTTCTTATACATTAGATCCCAAATTAGGATTTATTCTTCATTGGGATAAGTTAGTTGCTGTTTATCCTTATTTTGATGATTTAGATGTTGTTGGATATGAAATAAGAACAACAGATGCAGAGTGGGGATTAGATAATAATGATTATTATAATTTTGCTTCTCCAGTTGCAGGTGAGAATTTAATAGCAAGAGTTACGGCTAATAGCTATAACCTTGGTTTCACCCCTCCAGGCTCTAGGTCTTACTACATCAAGGCTTATGACAGCCAAGGAACTTATAGCGTAAATGCAGGTTCTCAATCTATAGCGATTGCGGCTCCACTTTCACCTACTTCTACAGCCACTATCGAAGGTAATTTCGTAGTGATTAGTTGGACAAAAGTTCAAACATTAGGAAGATATGCAATTGATTATTATCAAGTTTCTAAGAATAGTAATTTCACTACGGTTCTTGAAAGTTTAGATACTACGGTTTACAAGAGAGAAGTTGATTGGACAGGAGCGCAAACTTTTTATGTTAGGTCTGTAGATATAGCAGGTAATTTTAGTACAGCTAATAGTGTCACTCTTCAAAATACGCAAGCATCAAATTATGGATTATCTGTTAATTACGATAGTGGAACCTCTGCTGACTTGACTTGGAGTGAGAGAAATGGTGGTACTCCAACTGTTGCTTATCAAATAGCTCACAGTCCAACTTCTGTTACTTCTTTTGGAGAAGCGACTGGTAATCAACAAATACAGGGAACAGCTTTTTCATTCCTTGTTAATTGGAATACTGATAGAAGATTTTGGATTCGATCAATTGATGCTCAAGGCAATACAGGTGCAGAAGAATATTTTGATATTTCATTCACTATTGCAAATGCAGTTTCAAACCTTACTTCTACCTTTAAAGGAACAACAGGTAATGCTCTCCTTAAAAGTGAACTAGAACTTGCGTGGACTGCCGCAGTAAAAGGAAGTTTAAATATTGAAGAATATGAAATAAGAAGAGGAACTACTTTTGCTAGTGCTTCAGTGATATTGACAATTAAAGCTTTAGTCGCAACAACACAAGTCGATTGGAATGGAACTCAAAGATTTTGGGTCGTAGCAAAAGATGTTAATGGTAATTATGGAACAGAAACATTTATAGATGCAACGATTACTCCTCCTGCGGCGGTTGGATCTTTTGCTCAAGAAGTTATAGATAATAATGTCTTACTTAACTGGTCTGCTGCTGAATCTGTTTTACCTATTCTTTACTACAACATTAAACGTCAAACTGATCCAAATTTACCTTTAGATACTGTTGCTAATTTCAATAGTCGAGGAAAAGAAATTGGTACTAAGCAGGGATTATTTACGACTGTTTTTGAAACAATTGCTGGAACTTACACTTATTGGATTGCTGCTATTGATTCTGCTAACAACACAGGACAGCCAGTCAGTATTACTTCAAGTGTTAATCAGCCACCAGATTATATTCTTAGAAAAGATGTAAATAGCATATTTGAAAGTCAACCTTCTGTTCCAACAGTAGTTACTAAAACAAATGCGTTTGCTGATCAAGGTTTCTTATTCGTCAATGTAGATACAACAAGAACCTATCAAGATCATTTTATTGGAACAGGATCATCAGGTTCTCCTCAGTATCCTCGTTGGAATTCTTTTGGGCCAAATGAAATTTATGGTTTACCTTCTGCTACTACTGGTGATTACGAAGAGATTTTGGATTATGGAACAACACTAGCTGGAACAAAAGTCACTATGACTTTCACAGGAGAGCATGTAGCAGGAGGGACAACAACAACAGCAAAAATTTCAACAAGTCCAACTGGCCCGAATGATAGTCCTGCTGCAAGTTATAGCTGGACAGATTTCCCTTTAGCGGCAACAACAAGTCCTATCATTACTCATTCTGCCTTTGGTACTGCCTTTAGATATATCAAGTTTGATTTTGACTTTGCCAGTGCAGGAAATGATGACTTGTTGAAAGTTACGTCGTTGAATATGAGATTAGATACTAAGCAAATCACCGATTCTGGTAATGGAACGGCAAGTGCTAGTGATAGTGGTGGAACAAGTGTTAATTTCAATCTAAGTTTTGTTGATGTTGAATCAATTACAGTAACTCCAAAAGGAAGTTCAACCCCTGTGATTGCAATTTATGATTTCACTGATACTCCTAACCCTACATCGTTTAAAGTGTTGTTATACAACACTTCTGGCACTAGAGTTAGTGGGGATTTCAGTTGGACAGCAAGAGGTAACTAATGGCTAATTGGAATAATCCTCAACTTACAAGTACATATACAAATTTTCTAGCGGAAGTAAAAGCAAGAGATGATGATCTTGCTGTTCAGTTTTCGTCTGGAACAATTAGCAATCAGCCTGACGGTGCAATTAAATGGGATAGCAGTGCAAATATATGGAAGAAGTGGAGTTCTAGTGGAAGTTCTTGGGGTGCTTTAACTGGAACTTATGCTTTCCCAGCAATCACGGCTACAACTGGAGGCTTTAGTAGTAACGTCACGATCACTGGAACATTAGATGCGACTAGCACTGTTTCTGGTGCATCATTTATTCCCGATGGAAGTACGGCTCCTGCAAATGGAATGTATCTTCCTAGTTCTAATACTCTTGGTTTTTCAACTGGAAGTAGCGCAAGAGCTTCTTTAAATGCAACTGGATTAAAACTTGGAACAGGTACAGCTTCTTGCAAGTTAGAAGTCGATGGTGGAATTAAAGTTGCAGGTGGTACAACTCATGGATCTCATGGGTATAGTTTTAGAACAAATGACACAGATGCAGGAATGTTTTCTCCTGCAAATAATGAATTAACTTTCTTAACTAATGGCAGTAGGAGACTTACTTTAGAAGGTGACAAGGTTGGAATTAATATTGATAATCCTTTAACTCATCTACATTTAAAAGGTGGTGGGTCAAGTGAAACTACTTTTAGGATTGAAAACAGTGAAGGTTCTTTTAACTTAAAAGCTGACGGCGACAAAGCATATTATTACGCTGATGAACATATCTTTAGTAGTCAACAAGGGAGTGGTAACTGGGCAACATTAAATGGAACAGGATTGGGAATTAATGTCACACCTAGTTCTTACAAACTTGATGTCACAGGAAATACAAGAGTTACAGGAAATTTAACTGTAACTGGAAATATCACAGGTGTTGTTTCAGGTACAGCCGTCAATTGTACGAACGTCGATATTGCTACTGATAATTCTACAAATGCAGATCATTATGTAAATTTCACTAATAGCCAGACTGGAATTCAAAGGATTCAAACAGACAGTACTCTTAAATATAATCCAGCTACAGATACTCTTAAAGTTACAAACTTAGAAATATCAGGTAGCGGTGGTGGTGTCGTTCCTGTTGGTGGAATCATTATCTGGTCTGGAGCGCAAAATGCAATTCCTACTGGATGGGCATTATGTGATGGAAGTTCAGGTAGACCAGATTTAAGGAATAGATTCGTTATTGGTGCTGGTAGTAGTTATAGCGTTGGATCTACTGGTGGTTTCTCAGACGCAATAAATATCAGTCACACACACACAACCAATTCAACTGGCTCTCATTCTCATGGCATCAGCGATCCTGGTCACGCTCATGCTTATTTAAGAACTACGAACTTTGCAAGTGGTGGTGGTGACGCTTCAAACCGTCGTGCGCCATTCCAAGAGACAAGTACGAATACAACAGGTGTATATACAGGTATTTCTATAAGCAGTGGTGGCTCTCATAGTCATAACGTAAACAGCAGTGGTTCTTCTGGAACAGGACGGAACTTGCCTCCTTACTATGCTCTTTGCTACATCATTAAGCTTAGTTGAAGTATAAAACTTCTATTCGGGATGATGTCAGCTCTGATTGTTTTGAAGCTGATATAGATTTCACTTTGTTTAAAACAGTTGATTGTAAAAATAATAAATTAAAGAATATCTATGTTAATAAATTAAATCATTTAAAAAAAGAAAGTTTTAATCGAATTAAAATTCCAGATTTTAGTTATTCTGTTGATGGAAATATTGTTTCTTGTTTAGTTGAATTTATCAAAGGTACTTATGTTTATACTCCAGCACAACGAACTTTAATTTATGAAGATGTGGTCTGTCACCAAACAGATTGGACTTTCAGTGATTATCGAGATGCGAATTTTATTCTTCAAGAAGGAACAGGCAATATATTTTCTGTAGATTTTCAGTCATATCGTTTTTATCCAAATAAAGAGAAAAGAAAGGTTGCGTGGTTCAACCATATTGAGTCTCTTCGTTGGTTGAAACAAAACTTGTGATGATGTATTTATTTCCTTTGATGGGTGATAAGCCCCTATGAGGAAAGTTCCAAGTAGCAGGGAAAAGAATTAATTTACCTGTTTCTGGAGTAACTTTATATCCAAAAGCAAATTCAGTTTCACCTCCTTCTTCTACTTCGTTTAGATACCAAATACATGCAATCGTTCTTGTCCATCCTCCTTGATATGTTTGACAATCAATATGCCAATTATAGTAATCATTTGGTCTGTATCTTTTGATGTTATAGCCACTATCTTTAACTTGATCAGACCATAATGGTTTTCCTATTATTTCTGTAATTCGTTTTGAATATTCTTCGAGATTATCTGCTAACGATTGGAAGATAGTTCTATCTATATGTTCCCATTCATCTAAGTCACTAATCGCAAGATCCATTGATTTTTTCAACTCAGGCATCACTTGGCCTGAAGTTGTTATCCCTGGAGCTTTCCTGTCGTCATGTCTAAATTTTTGAATAATGTCTTCGCATGTTTTAGGGTCTAAGGCATTGTGCATCTCATAAA